AGTTTGACCTACTTATTCAAAGAGCAAAGCAACGAATTGTTATCGGAGAACGAGTTAGAGAGTTTGTTCAACTGTACCAAAGGTCACCCTCCGATACTCAAAAAGTTTCTAAGCGGGCAACTATCGCTAGAAACTTTCACAATCTACGAAAAAATATTCCATTTCTCAAACGATTTTGATAAGAAACTTCTGGACCCTGTGTGGGAAACCGTAAGTTTGAAATTGAAAAAATATTCCCCATTCCTAAATATTGATGTGTTCAACTACCGAAAGATTTTGCGGTCCATTATCAATGAGTGAATTTTTTAAATCCGATATTATTCAAGAAGAACTTGAAGAAATTAATAATCTTCAAGAACAAATCTATGGAAGTATCCTTACCTTTGGTGTAATGGATAATGAAACCAAGAAAGAACACGTTGAAAAGTTACAGACCTTGCTAGAAAAGCAAAGGATCATGTATACTAGATTGTCTCTTTCAGATGACCCACAGGCGGTTGAGATGAAAGAGAATCTTCGCAAATCGGTAGCACTGATGGGATTCCCACCAGAGACCGATATGCAAGTTTTATTCGACAGTATGAATCAGACAATCGAATCCCTCAAGCAATATCTTGACGACTGAGGGCATCCCTGTTATACTATCCGAGTAATCCCCCGAATCCAATTAATCCGAGGTAATCCAAATGTCTTTCGCAGACCTTAAGAAGCAATCTAAGCTTGGCTCCCTGACCGCAAAACTGGTCAAGGAAGTCGAAAAAATGAATAACAATGGCGGTTCCAGTGGCGATGAGCGCCTGTGGAAACTAGAATGTGATAAGAGCGGCAATGGTTATGCCGTCATCCGTTTCCTGCCTGCTCCGAACGGTGAGGACCTTCCGTTCGTGAAACTCTACAGTCACGCATTCCAAGGTCCTGGTGGTTGGTATATTGAGAACTCTCTGACCACTCTGGGTCAGAAGGATCCTGTGTCTGAGCACAACACGATGCTGTGGAACAACGGCACTGATGTGGGTAAAGAACAGGCACGTAAACAGAAGCGTAAACTGACTTACATTGCTAACATCTATGTGGTCAAGGATCCCGCTAACCCCTCTAACGAAGGTAAAGTCTTCCTGTATAAGTTCGGTAAGAAGATCTTCGACAAACTCACTGCTGCGATGCAACCTGAGTTTGAGGATGAGGAAGCAATTGATCCGTTCGATTTCTGGCAGGGTGCTAACTTCAAACTGAAGGCAAAGAACGTTGCTGGTTATCGTAACTACGACTCCAGTGAGTTTGCTCGTCCCGATGCTCTTCTGGAAGATGACGATGCGATGGAAGCAATCTGGAAGAAGCAGTATTCTCTCGCTGAACTTGTTGCTGCTGATCAGTTCAAGTCTTATGATGATCTGAAGAAGCGCCTTGACTATGTTCTTGGTAACAAGGGCACTCCTCGCTATCAAGATCCTGATGAGGGTGAAGAAGAAGAATACACTCGTGGTTCTTCCCGTGAACTCACGGAAGATCTTCGTGGAGAACTGAATTCTCTTCAACCTACTCGCACTGTATCTTCTGCTGACGAAGATGAGGATGATGATACTCTTTCTTACTTTGCACGACTTGCTGAAGAGTGAAGTATAATCAAATCTGCCTAATACTTTTAGTTGTAGCAGCATACATTAATTTACTGTTCAAGTGAAAACAGATTATTACATTGACCGTGTAAGTAAATCCGAAGCCGCAGAGTTACTTCTGCGGTTTCATTATCTTAAGGACTTTTCTAAAGGATTTAAGAGCGGATATAACTACGGTTTATATGAGAGCAATGATTTTAGCCCACTGAATATTGGTGGTATTAAAGGAGTCTGTATCTTTACAGGTCTCCCTGTCCCAGAAGTAGCACAAGGAGCATTTGGACTAGCACGAAATGAGCAAGAAGGACTCTTTGAACTTTCACGCCTTTGCGTACACCCTGAAACCCAACGAGCAGAATATAATATCACTTCTTGGTTTGTTTCAAGAGCGATTAGACAGTTACGGAAGGATACTGAAGTTAAAGCAGTCATCTCTTACGCTGATAGTGATTTTCATTCTGGTACAATCTATCGCGCTTGTAACTTTAAGTATTGCGGACTCACAGACCCAAAGAAAGATTTCTACTATGCAGACGGAACTAAACACTCTAGAGGCAAAATTAAAGGTGCTGCAGGAGAATGGAAAGAACGCTCCCGCAAACACCGATATGTGATGATATTTGATAAGAATTTAGAGTTACTGTGGTGAAGTGTTTCTAGTATTTTCAGTAGCAGCAAGTTGCTTATTGATATATTGAGAAGACTTTTCATACTTCATAATTCTTCTCATATCACTAAGATAGAGTTGTAGGTAGTCTGGTTTTAATAGATAGACCTGTCTCTTTTGCTCATTTAGTCTTACTTCATACTCATAGTTAGTAACACCACCAACAGGATTTAAATTTGCTGTTGGTATATTTGGATTTGGAATTGAGAAATTTGAATCTACAACTTTACCTTTAGGAAGAATAAGCCTTCCAGAAGAATCTTTCACTTCAGTTGTTTCATAGAATCTAATTGTATTCAGATTACTACCATACTTATTTTCTGCATACTTATAAAGTTCGTAATCTGAAAGTGGCCACTGGTCTCTAACATTTACAATACCAGCGGTTAAAAGAACAACCCAATCATAAGATACGTCACCATAAAGTCTATTGGCGACAGTTTCTGGTCTTTCTCCTTGTTGGATTTGGTATTTGTTGAATAGAGTAAAAACATTCTGTAAGTCATCACGAAGTTTGACTCTTCTAAAAAGATTCTTTACTCTTACATATTCGGTAGATGAAGTTCTATCTTTAAATGGGGACTGATAGAATAAGTCTGGTAGTTCTCTAAAGTAACTCATTTTAGTAACCTACAGCATGACCTTGGTTCACTGGATCTTCACCTGGAGCATATGGACCACTATATTGCTCCTCGTTATAATCTTCAAAGTATATTGGATTAAGTTCTTTAAATGATAAAGACATTGTTATATGAGTTGGTGTTCCATCCCAGAAGGTTGAATAAGTTCCAGAACCTGTGTAGTTCACTTGTAGATCTACCAGAGCCATTGGTTTAAACTTATTCAATATTGGGTGGTTTTTACCACCTTTCATATAAGTCAGTTGGAAAAGATCTGGAGCGGAAATGAAGACACCTTGAATCTTAGAGTTTCCACTTGCGTTTTTCTTAGCACTCATTCTTGCTTTCAGGGTACGAATAATAAGAATGACTTGTTCCGCTTCTTTCTTATTTCTTGGAAAGAATTCAAAGCTAAACTGGAAATTTCTAAGACCAACACCATCAAATAATAGTTCCAGGTTTGGATTAAATACTTGACCAGTTGCTCTTGAAATTAATTCATTAGCACTTACGTTACCACCTAAGACACCAATTGCGGTAGAGGAAACAACATTCTGTATGGCTTTCAATGCTTGTGAATCAGCTCCAATTCCACTTACTCCATCCGTCAACGCCTTTAGGGCAGCATTTAATGCTGCTGTTGGATTATCTTGAAATTGATTACCAAAACCAATACCAAAGGCTTCTGCTGGATTTAATTTTCCCTCTCCCCAACTAATTTGTGTGGTATCACCTATTTGTTCTGGTATTGGTAGATAAATTGTATGAAGTATTCCTTTCGTTCTTTTAGTTTCTTCTACTTTTGAAGATATCGTAGGTAATTGAAAGTTTGCCTTCTCTTTTATTTTTACAGTTGGATTTTCTACATTCTGATCTGTTGGAACATCAAAAAGAGAATCTAAGTTAATTGCTGGAGACTCATATTTGATTATCTCAATTCTCAAATAATCAGAGTCGTTATCGATTCTAGCATATGGATACCTTAAAACCTTGTCCTTTTGAGCAGTTGCTTTCTCTCCAGGTTTAGGTGAATTTGGTTGATTTCCTTGATATGGAATTACATCTAAGGGTATCGCCATTTATGTTTTTTAAGTATTTAGTCGAAAATTAGCAAAAGGTATCATCTGCAAATCTTTCACTTCCGATGGATAGACTTCATACAACCCACCAGCAACTTCATTCCAAGTATATTGTCTGGTCTCACCCCAATGGAAGTTCAGACCACGAAAACCCCACTGGAATACATCAGTAACAGCAACAAAAGGGTTTTGATCATAGTTCAGTGATGCTGTCTTGGCGCTGTAAACAAAGATATAAATCTTACCTGCTTCAGGTATCTTAGGTCCTTCATTTAGAACTGCTAAGAGTTCTACCATAATATCATCAGGGTCTTTGATACCAATAATACTATCACTTATCCCACGGACTCGGTTTACATTTGTATCCGTATCTGTGGGTCTTTTTGTTGTTTGTTGCTTGACTGTCTTTCTAGGCATTACTTGATACCTAATTCTTTCTCAGTAAAGACTCTGAACTCATAACCCCTATCAAGACACCATTCTTTTGCTGCTTCCCACTTTGCCTGGTTTTTAGCATACTCGTATGCCTCACGCAAGTAACCTTGAGTTTGTCTCTTTGGTTTTGGTGGAGGTGCAGTTTGACGTAGAGGTTTAATCTCAATAATATACTTTTTAATGTTTCCAGTTGATTCTTTTACTTTAATGTAAAAGTCTGGAAAATATCTATGTGGTTTATTGTCTACTGGAGACTTATACCACACATACATTTCTTCACTACCCCATTCTAATATATTTGGGTTATTATCACAGTAACGACAAAACTTTCTTTCCCATAATGATCTATAGATTATATTTGATGGGTCACCTTTGTATTTTTTTGGGTTAGAAGGTTGATACTTTCCCTTATATGCCATCTAAATAACTAATAATGTAAGACTCGTATAAGGTATTTAGAGTGGCAGCACCTAGACCAAGAAGGATATCGGATTTTAAACCAGCACTAACAAATCTAGCGCAAACTTCACATTATCAGGTTGTTTTTGGTGGTCTACCATTACCTTTAAGACAACATTTGAATGTCCGTGGAGTTGGTTATAGGTTTATTACTGAGACATCAGGACTTCTGTGCTATTCTGCTTCGTTACCTGGAAGTGCTCTTGCTACTGCGAATATTAAGGGAAACTTTATGGGAGTCGTTGAAAATATGGCTCACACAAGATTGTTTACTGAGATAGGTCTTGAGTTTTATGTTGATAATGAGTATAAAACTCTGAAGTTCTTAGAACATTGGATGGACTTCATTTCTAATGGATCCGCACATAGAAAAGCATCTGATGATTATTATTTTAGGATGGAATATCCAGAAGATTATAAATCAAACCAAACAAAAATTATTAAGTTTGATAGAGATTATAAAGAAGATATAGAATATACTTTCTGGGGTCTTTTTCCAAGAGATCTTTCATCAACAGTAGTGAAATATGATGCATCGGAGATATTAAAAGCATCAGTACGCTTTAGTTACGACAGATATATTTGTGGTAGAAGTGATAGTTACTCTATTCACAGAGGAACTGATGATAATAAGAAAAATGATAATTCAAATCAATCAACTGGTAATGAAGGACAGAGATATGTTCCAGTTTCTGCTGGTGCTGCTCAGGCTGGTGGAGTTAGATTTATTCCTGAAGGTATGACTTATGCTGAAGCACTTAACAAGGGACAAGTCTACAATAGCCCCTATGGACCTAGATAAATATTTTTAACTGAACTTTTTGGGTTGTTATGCCTTTACCAAAAATATCTACACCAACCTATGAGTTGGAACTTCCTTCTAATGGAAAGAAAATTAGATATCGCCCTTTTCTTGTAAGAGAAGAAAAGATTCTTATCATCGCAATGGAAAGCGAAGATGATAAGCAAATCACAAATGCTGTTAAGGAAGTTATTTCTAACTGTATCCTAAGCAGAGGAATTAAAATCGAACAACTGTCTACATTTGATATTGAATATATCTTTTTGAACATCAGAGGTAAATCTGTTGGCGAAGAAGTGGAAGTTATTGTAACATGTCCAGATGATGGAACTACCCAAGTTCCCGTAACAATCAACTTAGATGATATCAAAGTTGAGACTGGAAAGAACCATAATAGAGATATCAAACTTGATAATGATCTTATTCTGAGGATGAAGTATCCATCTATGGAAGAATTTGTGAAAAATAATTTCAGCACCGAAGAGCTAAACTTAGATAATACTTTTGATCTAATCTCTTCCTGCATTGAGCAAGTCTATTCTGAGGAAGAGTCTTGGTCAGCATCGGACTGTTCTAAGAAAGAACTTAGAGAATTTCTTGAGCAGTTGAGTTCAAAACAATTCAAAGAGATTGAAACATTCTTTGAGACAATGCCAAAATTGTCTCATACTGTTACGGTGATGAATCCAAATACAAAGGTTGAAAATGAAATTGTTCTGGAGGGATTAAATGCTTTTTTCGGGTAAGTATGGCTCATGAAGATCTTGAGTCATACTACAAGATAAATTTTGCCTTGATGCAGCATCATAAATACTCATTGACTGAACTAGAGAATATGATACCTTGGGAAAGAGAAGTTTATCTCACTTTCCTAAAACAATATATTGAGGAAGAAAATTTAAAACAACAGCAATCTGAACTAAATGGCTGAGTTTTCATCGCCAATCACAACTGGTTTAAGAGTAAGAAGAACTAGAGTATCCTCTTTTTCGTTTCTGAATCGTCCCCAAGACCAACAGCCAAGGGAAGATTATGGAACTACGCTTGCGCTGCAGCAGAATAGACTTGCTTTTGATAATATTAATTCTTCCCTTATAAATCTTAGTAATCAAGTTAGTGCTCTAAGTGCTTCTCTGAATGGTATTGCTGAAAGAGTAAGAGAAGATTCTGCATTAGATCAGGCAAGAGAATCTCAGAAGATAAGACAGGAAGAAATCTTAGCAGAGCAGAAAATCAGAGAAGGTAAAGAAAGCGTCGTTGAACGCAAAATGCAGTCTGCTCTTTTGACTCCGATTAAAAAAGTTGGCGATAAAGCAAGATTTACTCTAGGTAGATTATCAAGCTTCTTTATGATTCTCCTAGGTGGTTTCCTAGGAAATATGGCGCTATCAACTATTAGTGCCTTGATATCTGGTGATAAAGAAAGACTAGAAGAACTTAAGCAAAAGTTCTTGAAGAATATTGGTGTTGTAACTGGTATTTTCTTATTGTTTAGTGGTGGATTTAGAACTATACTTGGTTATCTTACCAGACTTACTTCTAAGTTGGGTAGTTCTATTTTTAGAAACTTATTAATTAGACCTGTTGCTGCACTACTCAATTTAGTTAAAACTGCTGCTGCAGGTATAGCGGCAGGAATAGGTTTAAAACCAAAAACAAAACCAACTCCAACAAAACCAAAACCATCAGCACCACCAGCAAAAACTTCACCTGGAGGTAAAGCAGGATCTAGTGGAGCTCCACCTGCTTCATCTGGTTCTAAAGGAAGTCCTTTTGGTTCATCAGTACTTAAAGGTGGTTTATTCGCTGCAGGTGCGTCTGCAATATACGATACGCTTTTTGGATCATCTGTTGGTGAAATGATCGCTGGTTCTGGTACAGGTTTTGCTGCTGGCGGTGCTCTATCAGCATTAAACTATGTTCTAGGTCCAAAATTCACAATACCGTT